ATTTCTGGTCGAGCTAGTAGATAAGAAGGTTTAGAAGACGCTGGCGTTTCTGCTGGTTGAGCAACTGCCTGTGCAGGGGAGATTACTTCTTCCGGTTCTTCTTCTTCTACTTCTTTAGATTGAAACAAACCTGTTATGCCGGGAAATAAATCTTTCTTTTCTTTATTAATAGAAACACCAAATAAAGAAGCAATAGGTGCGCCTCCTTCTCTAAAAGGCATAGCAAACACAGAGCTATTTCTAGAAACCATTGCGCCTGAAGAGTCTTGGATAACTGTCTGACCAGCAGCTAAGCTTTCTTGGATAGCCTCTTGAACATATTCAAGACTTTCTGGGCTACGTTTAAGCCTATCCATGTATTCTGCCATTTCAGGAACAGACACTAAAGATCTAACCATATTTGTTTTTTGTTGTTGATCCATAGAAATAGCGTATGTACCGCCTGCTCTTTGCTCTACTTTATCTAAACCAAGCAAAACTAAAGGGCCTAAGATATTTCTATTTTTACCTACAATTTCTGAAACTAAATTTTGACCTAAACCTTCACCAACTTCTTCACCTGAAGTTGTAAAGTCTATAGTCATTAATTGAATTTCTGCTGCAATATCATTAGCTAAAGTAAGATCTGATACTTCAAAAGCTGCGGTGGCTCTAAGAGGTGCTTGTACATCAGCACCGCCAAAAACTTTGTTGTTTATGTTTTGACCAAGCAAGTAAATTGTTCTGTAAAAATTGTCAGCGTATTCTTGATTAATATCATCACCGCCTAAAGTAAAAAGCTCAGCGGCCATTTTTCTTTTGTCTTTTCTATCCCCACTTTGATCTATAGCTGCATCAAAAGCAGCACGACCTTTATCAGCATTAGCGTCTGAAACTTCAGGTACAGTAGCCGGGAAATAATCATCATCAATTTTACCCGTAGGCTTTCTTTCAACAACTACATTGCCTGCACCAATAGCAATAGTTACTTTTTCTATTTGTCCTGTATGTTGATTTATACGGTCTTCTGTTTCAAATTTAGCGCTTTCACCCGCTACAAGAGCTATGCTTGCTTCATTTCCTTCAACTGCTGTTATTTTTGTTGTTTCTTGACCTGTCCTACGATTTTTAAATCTTGTTTTTTTAACAGCAATAGGAATACCATTAGCATCATTTTGAAATATCTGTTCTTCGCTTAGTACTTGTTCGTCTTTTTTAAGTTCAAATTGCTCTTTAACAGCATCCCCAAGTTTTACAGCACCTGCTGCAGACAGCCCTTGTTTATAAGCTGTGGAGGCTGCCGTATAAGCCTCACTATTTTTACTAAACTTACTATTTAAAACAGAATCTACAAAGGCTTCTTTGTTCGGTTTATCTTTAGAAAAAGAACCTAAAATAGCATCCCGCACATTACGATACGCAGGATTTCTATTTTCAACAAAAGTATTATAATCTGAATCAGGAGTTAATTTTAAAGCGGTCTGTCTTGCTCTATTAAATTTACCATAAAGTCCATCGCCATCGACAGTACCTACAATTTCTTCTGTTCTTCTTGTAATTTCTTTTTCATAAGCATCAGGATCTGCTAACATACCTTCTTCAACATTTAAGTCATACTCGGCTTTAATTCCCGGTCTTACTTTACTTATTAACCAGCTTCTAGCACCACCTACAAACCTATCAGCAGCCTCTCCATCTTTAAGAGTTTGAGAAGCATCATCATAACTTCTTTTATAAGCAAGCTTATTGGCTAAAACATCTTCGTTTTGCATCCATGACTCAGCTTTTTTTTCTAAGGCTTTATTAGCAAAACCAAGACCTAACTTAGCTACACCACCAATAAGTGCATATTTGTCAGCCCTACGAGCTTCTTTTCTAGCGCGTCTACTTTGTTCGCCTTTACGCTCTAAAAGACTAAATCCTAAATCGTCTATCGCCATTATACTTTCTCCAATAAGCTCTTAGGTTGAGGCAGCTCTTCGATCTTTTCCTCGATGCTTGCAGGTAAAATACCTTCAGGAACTTTCATAGATCCTTTAGCTTGTTTAATTTTACTAAACTTTTCTTGGGCTATGTTAACCCCTAATAATTCAGCTTCTGCTTCGTCTTCTTTTTCTTCATCTGTATAAAGTTTATAATCAATACCAGCACGTTCTGCTAAAGCCATAAGAATATAAGTAGCCGGTTCTATGAGGAGTAACATTAAGTCAGGGTTCCACTTGCCTTGATTAAAGCCTTGGAACAAAAAGACCTGTGCAATATCCATAACGGGTGTACCGTCTTCTATGGCAGTCATCATAGTTACGTATGTTTCTTCTTCAGTTAATATTTCAAATAGATACTCTGAAGCCTTAACGACATTAGTAAACTCAGATGGTTTTTCCCAAGGATAAGGATTTTCAGGATCATTTGTTAATGACTCCCCCGGAACGGGCCTATCCATTTTAGAACTATACTTTATAAAATCTTCATTCATGCTGCGGCATACCTTTGTTGTTGTTGCATGTAGTACATGTAAGGACTCATTTGATTAAAGTCATAACCCTGTGTAAAAGCATTATATCCATAAGGCCCTTGAGACATGTCTGTTGCAAAAGCTTGTTGAGGTTGATAACCAATAGTAGGTTCATATAATGATTGAAGTTGTGCGCCACCACCGTAGAACACATCAGGATCTTCTGCGGTCATAAGTTGAGCTTGTTGTGTTAAATCCATTGTTTGTTGAACAACACGTAATGGATCGCTTTCAAAGCTACTTCTAAGACTAGATCCAGCCTTTTCTAGTAAAGAAGCCGTTGGCGCTGGCGCTGGTGGTGTACCTTGCACACCTGCCTGTGGGTCAGACATTCCAGTAGTAGTAGACTGTTGTGCTGGAGAAAATTCAAAGGTGTCTTGAGTAGGTATTACACTTTCCTGTGTAGGTATTATTTTATCTGGACCTCCAAACCGCTGACTAGAAGTATCTATAAAGTCTTGATTAATACTAAACTCTGGCTGGAGGACTTCTAAGTTTTTAGAGGCTTCTGCCATTTGGAAACCTGTTTGACTTAAGTCAGTTCTTAAGGTCGTTCCTGCCGTAATAGTGTCCCCAGTAATTTGTGGGTTTAACTCACGTAAAGTACTTTCTCTTATACCTGTTTTGTTAGCAGCATCCGCAAAAGAAGTATCGGCACCGAAAGAAGTAGAACCCTTAAAAGGATCTAAGATTCTAGAGCCTGTATCTAAAGTTCTAGACCAAGCACTGTCGTTACCAAAAAAGTTAGTGGCTGCACCTTCGATGCTAATACCCGGAATTTTATTTAATGCAGTCTTAGCAAAGTTACTAACCCCTTCGGTTATTGTACCAAAAGCATTACCCGCTGTAGTAGCAAATTTATGTGCTGTATTTAAAACAGTTCCTAAACCCCTAGCTAAACTTCCTCCAAGGCCTTTTCCCGCTACACCCATTAAACCGTTAGCTGCAGCGCCTAGCCCTTTCATTAGAAAGCCTCCTATATGAGGCATAATAAACATCATACCTATTTGACCGACAATACCAAGTTTACCTACAAACTTACCAATGCCCTTAACAGCTCTTTTAATGCCATTACCAATCTTTTTAAATACTTTTTTTATGCCTTTCCAAAGCCTACTGAAAAATCCCATTAATCGCCTCCTAATGCGGTTATTATACCAGTAACTAAAGTTTGTATATTCTTTGAAGAAAAAGACTCGCCTTCATTTGCAAGGGCTGTAGCAAACAAAGTAGTTCTTCTTTGCTGATCATTTTCGTAACCTTGCCTTAAATAACTTACTTCATCCCTTAACTGCTGCCACATAAAGTTTTGTTCAGTTGTAGTTAACTGAAAGCTTTGTCGAGCAGCTTCTTGATTAGCAGCATTTTCTGCGGCTGTAGTAGCTAAGTTAGCTTGTCTACGCCACTGAATATTAGATTGTTCAATAGCTTGAGCATTTGCAGCATTCCATTGTTCACGCCTAAATTCGTTTTCTGCGTTATACTGATCAACCTGTACAGATAATTGTTCAGTAAACTTAGCAGCTTCCAAATCATTACCAGCATCTATTGCAGCCATTCTATTTTTTTCAGTTAAATTAAACTGAGACATATTGTTAGCTTGAGATACATTAAACTGCCTTAAGTTAGATTCTAAGTTAGCGACAAACTGCTGCATTTGATTATCAGAAGTAGCATTAAATTGTTTAGCAGCATTCTGAGCAGCCTGATTAGAAAGTAATCTTTGTTGTTTTAATTGAGCTTCAAGAACACTTGATTGTTGTTCGTTACCTAAATCAGTTAAGTCTCTTTGCAAGAAGTTTCTTGCATTTTCTATAGAAGCTTTAGTAGCTAAATCAGCTTCTGCAATATCTCTTTGAGACAATAAAGTAGCTTGTTGTAAAGCAGACTGTTGTCTATTATCTAAATTCTTTAGAGTTAAAGTCTGCATAAACTGACTGTTAGCAATAGCTGCTTGCTGTTCAAAATCTAAATCTTTCATATCAAGATTAGCATTTAACTGAGCGTTTAACATAGCAGAGCTTTGAGCATTGCTTAAGTCAGCCAAGCCTAGCTGTTGCGCTAACTGAGCATTTACTTGAGCAGCTTGCATTCTTTTTTCAAAACTCTGTAAGTTAGCAACATTATTAGCCGTCATGTTTTCAGAGTCAGCTTGATTTTTAGAAGTTAAATTAGCAAGAGTAATTTTTTCTTGTGCGCTTAATTTAGCAAGCTCTGAGTTTTGCCTAAGCTGTTCATTCTGAGACATTACATTAACGTAAGTCGTAAGCTCTTGAAGTCTAAAACGATTAGCTTCAGTAAAGTTTGCTGAGTCAGCAGCAGCTCTTTCAGCTAAGTTAGCCATTTCCATTTGCTGCTCATTAGACATATTAGCAAGTTCCATTTGCTGTGCCATGGAAGCATTAGTCTTTTTAAAGTCTACAAGGTTTTGTAAATTAACAAGACGCTCTTGGTTTTCCGCTGTCATGGTATCTCTTGCAGCAGCATTTTTTTCAGTAAGATTCATCATTTCCATGCGGAGCCTAGAATCAAGATTTACTTTTTCCATATCTTGAGTTAGCTCTGCTTGGCGCATTATTCTATTTACATTAGCTTGATACGAAGCTAGTTTAGACTGTTGTGCAGCATTTAAGTTTTCTCTTCCTGCTAAATTAATAGCTTCTAAGTTTGCTAAGTCCATACGACTGCCAGCATCTAAATTAGCTAAAGCAGTTTGCTGCCTCTGTGAAGATTCTTGAGAAGCTTTTTGTTGAGCATTTTGAATATTAACCATTCTGACTTGTTGCTCTTGTTGGGCAGTTGTCAGTACGGCTTCTTGTTCAAACTGACCTTGTTGCATTTTAATTTGTTGTGCCATCTGTGCAGTCTGTGATGCTGCTGTCTGACGATTAGAAAGATTCTGCATACGAATCTGCATAACATTTTGAGCAGAGGCTAAGTTAGCTTGTTGTTCATTACTTAAATTTTGCTGTGCGCGTTGCTGCAAGGCTTGTGCATTGCTTTGAGCCATAGGTAAGGCACTTTGAATAATAGCATTGAAAAGAGCATCACGGCCTACTGTAGAAACACTAAGACCTCTTCTAGCCATTTGCTGCTCAATAGCAGCCACTGCAGGCCTAGCCCATGTAGGAGTCTTACCTTCTTCCATACCAGCCAAAAGGTTTTCCATCTGAACAGATACTAAAGCTTCTTGAGGTAAAGCAGCTACAGCAGCCTTAACTTCAGGAGCTGTATTAGGATCATCTAATTGAGCCTCTACAGTTGCAGGATCTTCTGACACTGCAGCAGTAATCTCAGGAGGCATATTACCTACAACAGACATCATGTCGGCCGCAGCAGCTTGTCGAGCTTCTCCGGTAACTGCTTGCATCTGAGAAGCTGCTAGAGTTGGTACACCGCCTATCTGAGCTGCAGTGCCTTTAGGAGCATCTCCTGTAATAGCTCTTCGACCTTGTAAGTCTATGCTAGGGGTTTCTCCTAGTTTTTCTTCGATGCCTTTTGCAGCAACACCTACTTGAGCTTCACGTTGCGTGGCAACAATAAACTCAGGAATTTTTTCTAAATCAACGCCTTCAGACGATACAATATCTAAAACATCTTTAGCTTCTCTTTCTGATATAGTATTCTCAGTTCTTGTACGAACTTCAGGATCTTGAATTGTATCTAAATCTATACCATAAGACTCCGCTGCTTGTGCTGGACTAGCATAGGTTTTAGCAGCCCTATCAGTTGTAGGTACTTGAACTTTAGCGTCAGTAACCTCAGCTTCATCTAAATCCTGTTCTGCAGCAGACACTGTAAAAGGTTCTTCATCGCCTATTGCAGCAGCGGTAGCTTCTTGTACTTTTTCTTCTGTATCTCTAGTAGCTGCATCAACAGTAACCTTGTCTTCGCCTACAGTAGCTGCCTCTACTTTAGCAGCTTCTCCTGAGGCTCCGAAGTCCCCTTTTAACTCAAACTCGTCTATTAAGTCTTCGGGGCTTCTTGTAAATGTATTACCTTGACCATCTTGAAATCTAATTTTACCGTCTTGACCGACTTTATATTTAAGCCCTGTTTTTTCTGCAAAGGCTCTAGCAACATTTTGAGCATCATAACCAAAAGGAGCTTCTTCAGCTTGTTTAAGTCCTGCGTCTGTACTTGAAACATCTGTAGCAGTAACAGTCCGCTCTTCTGTGCTTATATCTTTACCTTCTGTTTCAAGAGCTTCAATATCTTCGTCTTTAGTTGTAATAGACTTTTCAGCTTTTTTAAAATCCTCTTGAGAAACTTTAAATGCCCTTTCAACTTCCCCCGGAGTCATGTATCGAGGTTTTGCTCCGGCAGGCTCATAAATAAAAGAGTTTTTATCTTCTGCCCAGCGTAAATTAGCGCCTTTACCTCCTTTTCCTGCAGCAGCTTTGGCCATGCCTCTATAATCTATAGATATTTCTACACCAGCTTTAGCAACTTCTGGTTTTTGAACTTCAATGCTTGGAAGATCTTCTGGAGTTTTTGCAAGCTTACCAGCAGCCGGGTCCATAACAGAAACAGGATCAGGAGATGTCTTAACAGGGACATCAGGATTATTTGGGTCGGAATCATACTGATCTGCGACACCATCACCATCAGTATCTTTTGGATTTTGATCAAAACCACCACCAGAATTTTTAAGGTAACGAGTCCCACCTTTTGTAAAAGCAGATCTTTTTCTTTTCAAAGCCTTTAAAGCCTTATTAGTATTCCTATTTTTTTTACTCATAGTGCTTACTCTTCATCTTTAATAAAAAAGTTTCTTACTGTAGGGGTTTCCCAAATTCTAATACAAGTCCATACAAGGGTCGCTAAAGCAGCTAGAGGCGGTAGCCAACCAGCTAACGTCCCTACGGTGCCACCAACGGCTACTGCGTCTATCACTGCTTTAGTTTCCTCCTGCATTATTGTTTCGCCTTTCCAATGTTAATAGCTAACAAGTCTATAAACTTATATAACTTTGCAATCCACTCATCATCTTTAGGCGTTGGTGTGGTAGCAGCTATAAGAGACGCTACAGTTACAATAGTTGTTAAGGTTGTAATAATCTCCATTAAGTCCATTACCAAGGTACTCCTGCTGCCTGCGTTGGGTTCTTGTCAGCTTCAATCTGAGCAGCCAGTGATGCCTCAATAGCGTCCTTGTCTAACTCTGCTTGCACCCAGCCAATTACGTCAGCTTCAGTCAAGCTGTCATAAACAATGAATCCGGAAGCAGAAGGGTCTGGGGTAAAGCCACAGGTGCCGTAGGACGACGCTGAGAAGTCACCGTCTACCGCAGTAGCTCGCCAGTGGGCAATAGTTACTCCACCGTCTGCTAAAGTTCTTTCTAGTGTTGAAATTGTCCAAGTTGTCATGTTTGTCTCCTGTTAAGATTCTAGTTGTGCGACTCGTGCGCGTAGGCTTTGGATTTCTTTGACAAGCATTGGTACTAGCTTTGAGTAGTCAACGCCCATCATTTCTTCTGAGTCAGCGTCTCCACTGACTGCCTCTGGTGCAACGCTCTGTAGTTCCTGAGCAACCATGCCGTACTTCTGATGTGACCCGTCAGCTTTCCAGTCAAACGAACGTACTTGGATAGCGTCAATGTCGTCAGAAGCAGAAGGTGCGTCTACGATGTTGTTCTTGAGGCGTTGGTCTGATGAGGTGTTGTAGGCTGTTGCAGAAGCGTTTGTAGTAATGCTACCTACTGAACCATTTGGGTTGACAATATTTACAACTGTTCTGCTTGCAACATTATCGGCTCCAAAACAAGCTGCACTTTTAGAGCCATTATTTAACGCGACTATAAAACCTTCTATGGCTGTATATGGTGAGCTATCTGTAGTACCTACCAAGACGTTGCCAGAAGTATCAAGGCGCATGGTTTCGCTACTAGAGGTAATGAACCTTAAATATCCATAAGCCGAAGAGGTTCTATTGTAGGTTTGTATGAAACCACCGCCAGATTCTGAGCCAAATTCTATGTCTGTGTTTGTTCCGCTCTTTAACGCTAGAAGGTTTTGCGGACTGCTAGTTCCAATCCCGACGTTGCCGCCATTAGGATTCAATGCCAAAGTGTAGTCGTATGACAGATTGAGCTTGTCAGTAGCTTGTATCCAAGTTGTTGTGCTGTTCAAGCCCATGTCTAAAACAGCATTATCCCCGCCACGTAGCCTCAAGGCTCCACCCGTTTGGGTTGTTCCGCTTGTTGCTGGCAGTGCATTAACACCACTGCTGGAGTAAAGTTTAATGCCCCCAGTGTCAGAAGTTACGGTGGAATTTATAAGAAGCGACCCAGAGGAATCGATGCGCATGCGTTCTGTAACACTTGAACCTGTTGAAAATGCTATCGCGCCACTAGTTCCGAATGCTTCAAGTTCTAATACGTCACTGTTGCTGTAAATTGCAGTATTGATGTCGTTTGGCGAATCAACATCTGATAGCTGCAAAGCTCCTGCGCTTGTGATACGCATGCGTTCTGTGTTGTTGGTTAACAACCTCAAATAACCACTACCCGTTGTCCCAACATCCATACCGCTAGTAGTAGCAGAATAGATGTTTGTGTACTCCGTACCTGTAAACTCTAATTCATTAATAGCGTCTTGATTCGGTATTTGAATTGAACCTGCGGACGTAATGCGCATGGCTTCTGTGCCGCTACCCCCATTTCCTGTGAATATCAGAGGGGAACCTGCTAATCGTAAAGCTGCGGAGGCACCTGCATCAGTTAAGCCGCAAATGGTAGCTCCTGCCGCATTATCAAAAATGCCTATGTTGCGGTCAGTAGCTGTATTAACCATTAAATCAGTAAAAGATTGAGGCGAGATACCAATCCCCACGTTGCCTGATGAGCTGATGCGCATGCGTTCTGTGTTAGCGCCGCCAGTAGCCTGTGTGTAAAACAACATGTCGGCAGCGTCATTAGCAGACGCTCTGTTGGAGCGGATCATCCCAACGCTGTCGCCAGCGTTTTCAAAAACTATGCTTCCAACACCGCCGTTGCTAGATTTGTTACCGTTTAAAGTTAATTCAACGCCTGTGTCCGATGCAGTTGTAGCGATTTCAATCGCATCAGCAGTCACTGTGCCGGTTACGTCTAAAGCAGTAGCAGGAGCATTATTTGCAATGCCAATCCGATTTAGGGAAGCATCCACGAAGAGCATATGCTCTTGTGTGTCGCTTTCCACACGAAAATCCATGCTTGAACTACCGCTTTGATTGAAAACTATGGTCCCGTCAAAGGCTGCGTGTTCTACATCTCCCGCGACAATGCGGATGTCATTAGCGCCAGCAAACTTAAAATGAGTATCTGTATCCCCTGTATGACTTAATTTTTCTGCAATAAAAACCTCGCCGCCAACAGTCAACGTAGAGGACATATCCACAGCACCATCAATGTCTACGACATCAAGGTTAGCAGTGCCATCAACATCTATGTCTCCAGAGATGTCTAAGCTCGTCCCGCTAATTGTACCAAAAGCTACGTTACCTGCAGAACCTGAAAAGACTTCTGAAGTATTTGAAGCATCAGGAATAAATGTAAAAACTGAAGCACTATCATCATAACCAAAAAAGCCTAGTTTAGCTCCTGTACCATTGTGCCACTTAAACTCAATACCCCTATCTTTGTTATCATCTGTACTAGGAGTTGTGTCTCCTCCCAATGTAAAGATAGGATCATCAATAGTAACTGTAGTACTATTAACAGTACTTGTTGTCCCATTAATTGTTAAGTTACCTGTAACAGCAAGGTTACCACCAACGGTCGCATTTCCTGTAGTATCTACTGTAGTAAAATCAGCAGCAGCAGGAGATGAGCCACCAATAACAGTATTGTTTACTGTGCCTCCAGAAATAGTTAAATCATTAGCTACATAAGTATCTGCAACTGCAGTACCCTGCCAAACACCAGAACTAATTGTACCTGTAGTAACAAGGTTAGAATCTCCTGTGTATCCTGTAGCATCTGATAAGTCAAAAGCAGGAGTTGCGTCTGAACTACCTAACGCAACAGAAATACCTCCGAAAGATACGCTAGAGTTACTTAAAGAACTATTACCTATATTACTTAAAGTATTAGAAGATCCTGAAATAGTCTTATTAGTAAGTACATCAGAAGTAGCAGTACCTACAAGTGTTGTAGTACCTGAAGGAAGCGTAACAGTACCACTATTAGAAATAGAAGTAATAACTGGAGTAGTTAAAGTTTTATTAGTTAAAGTTTGAGTTCCTGCAAGTGTTGTAACAGTACTATCAATAGCAAACGTAACTGCATTGCCTGACCCAGAAGTATCAATACCTGTACCACCTGTAAAGGTCATAGTCTCAGAGTCTAGGTCAATACTTAATGCCCCGCCTGAGTCTGCTTGAAAGTCTAAATCTTCAGCAGTAATTTGAGCATCTACATAAGCTTTAACAGATTGTTGAGTAGGTACGAGCGTAGCACTATTTGAAGACATATCATCTTCGTCTGCAAAAGCTGTAATAGTAATTGTACCATCAGATAAGTTAGCGTAAGTAATATCACCTGCACTAGAACCACCAATAGTAGCACCATCAATAGTACCACCATTAATATCAGGAGAAGTAAGAGTTTTGTTAGTTAAAGTCTGCGAGCCTGTTAAAGTAGCTACTGTACTATCGATAGCTATACTCATATCGTTAGTCGAGCCTGTGGTATCAATACCAGTACCACCCGTGATTGTTAAAGCTTCAGAGTCTAAATCAATACTTAAAGAACCACCAGAGTCACCACTAAAGCTTAAAGCTTGACCTGTTACTTGAGAATCTACATAAGCTTTAATACTTTGCTGTGTTGCAAGAGCTGTGGCGCTGTTTGTAGAAAGATTGTCTTCATCTAAAATTACAGTGACAGTAGCTCCGCTTGTGAGAGTGAGGCTATCAATGCTTGCTGTACCATCAATATGTAAGTCTTTAAACTGGAGGCTTGAGGTTCCAAGATCAATATCGTTAGAAGTAACAGGAACAATAGAGCCATCTTGAAATCTAATCTGTTCCACAGCCGCACCAGAAACTTGAACATATACTCCCCATCTATTATTACTAGAATCAACAACTATTTTATTTAAAAAATCTTGATCGCCAATAGTATGAATGTTACCGCCTTCAGCAGCAGTTCCATCGTGTCTATGTCCAGTGGTGCCTGAAGAAGAATAAGAGAAAGCAGTTACAAGCTGGTTATACTCATTATTAAATAATGAAGAACTAATTGTATCTCCATCTGAAAAACTACTTTGTCGCGTATAACTTGCCATATTATCTCCTAGTTGATGGAACGTAGTCTATATACATACCATTAATAGCATAAGGTGGATTTTTATCTTCTGATCTTAGTCTAAAACTTGCGGTGTAACCGCCTCCTTGAATAGCTTGTCTAACCATTGGATCATTAGTAGCTCCAAAAACTGCATTTACTCCAAATGAACTCTGACCAAAAATAGCAGGTATTGGCACAGAAAGCAAAGTATAATCTAAAGGTTGAGGAATACCAGTATCTTCATAGTCGTACCTAACTCTTAAAGTAGGTTGAGCTGTTCCTTCAGGACTAACAGAAATTTTAATGTATCGCATATTTTTACGAGTGCCAAAATCTCCAAAGTCATAGTTAGGAGTTTTGTAAGTAGCTCTTATGTTAGCTTGTGATCCACTATGTAAAAAATGATTACCATCATCATGCGTATAAATATAACCTTGGCTATCAGCATGGAAGGTTTGTTCTATACCATTAGCATTAAAACCTGATGTAATTGCCCTTGCTTGTATTCCTTTAGTTTCAGACCATTCAAATCCATTAGAAGTTAATGAACCTATAATTCCTTTTGAATCCGAAGCAGCTTGAGTTCCTGTAGTATAAAAAATCCTGTACTGTGATTTTTGTCTTAATACAACACTGTCTATAATAAAACCATCTATGCCTTTAGCAATAGTTTCAACAATACTTTGTATTTGTCTACTGACGCTGCCTAATTCAACGTCTCCAATACGTGCTGTACCTGCAATTGTTCTAACACCATCAGGGCTTAAAAATACTAAGTCACCTGCAATTTCTTGGATACTATGATTGTCTAAACAGCCTACGTTTTTAGTAACAGGTTGAACTGCAATATTACTTGCATCATTAATGTTTATTAATTTATAAATACTGTTTTTACAAAAAATAATTAAGTCTGCACGAAAAGGTCTAAGACCAATAACTTTATCGTCTAGCTTAATACTTCCTGCACCTGTACCTCCAAAATCATCAGGAGCATCTGTATGGCTGTAATAAATAGTATTAGGGTTGTTACTGTCTCCTGAAACTACTAAGTGTCTATCGTGCATAGTACAAACTGTAGGATATACTGAGCCATCAACAGTTACTTCTTTTGCAAAATAAGTTCTGGTAGTTAAAGCCCCAGAGCCTGTCATTTTAAAATAAAAAGGTTTAGAAGAGGAGCCTTCGTCTGTAATTATTAATTCTCCGTAATCACTGTCCCCTTCATATAATGCAAAAGTACACTGTCCTTGGCCTGTTCTAGCTAAAACACTTCTGCCTGTAAAAGTAGAATAATTATCACCAGAACTATGTACAGAATCTCTGTTAATTTGTAACCATGTTATACCATCTAATGTAAAATAAACATTAGTTCCTGAAGTAACTATTAAACCGTCTGCATATACAAAAAGACCTAATATTGGTGAAGTTCCATTAGGTCTTGTAGCATTATCTCCACCAAAAGCTGAAAAGCCATTAATTCTGCGGTAGCCTCCATCTGAGTCCACTTCAAAATTTTCTAAGTCGGTTGCTAGTCCCGGCTGAGATAACATCTCAAATTGATTAAGGTTTGTGTTTAAACCTCCGCGACAAGAGACACCAAAAGGTAACGAAGCTGCCATTAAACAAACCTTATTCTATCGTCTTTAAAGTATCCGGGTGCTGGCTCCATTAAGTTTAGCTTCATGTTCTTAAGACCTTTTTTATAATCTTCATTTGAAAAAGCAGCAGCTTGTGGATTATCTTTAAATTGATGTACATAGTATCTAGCCCTATTAATTAAAACAGGAACATATAAATCTGGAAAAACCACTTCGTCAGTATAGGCACTTAAAGCCGTTGGTAAAGCATAAGCATAAAACCAAATCTTATATGCTTTATCAGGAATAGGGCTTAGACCAAACTTACGGTTATCAGGGCTTTTAATAACCCTATCAGGAGTGCCATAACTTTGAGTATCTGCATCATCGTTATTTTGACCAATCCTAAAATAATCTTTCCATTCTTCAATAGTTGTATATCTTAAGTTTCTAGATGTATAAGGAGAAGTTTCTCCTGAAACACCTATTGTAGTAAGTAAAAAGTTATCCCAATCAATATAACTATAGTCAGTTGTTAAACTATCTGATGCAGGTTTAAGTTCATACCAACGTGTACCAGCTACAGTTTCAATATTTACATTTCCATAATTAGGGTCTGAGGTTCCGCTTTCTGCAACAGCTAAAAAAGGCCATTGTGCTTCTTCATTAACCATGTCTAAATATGCTCGGTTAATAAGATCTTTAACGTGACTTTGAATTCCTACAGACGTAGCAAAATCTGCGCTGGTTAATTCAACTTCATTAATTTCACGCAGAATTTCATTACACAATTGTAAATATGTAGTAGCCATTATTTTTTATGAACCTTTTGTATTGGAAAGTCTACTGCTTTACTTGCACCTTTGTGTGGCTTAAAGCCGTCTTTAGGGTCTTTCATAATTTTGTAAGACTTACCGTTTTTCATCCAATGATAACCTTCAGGTGCAGGTACTTTCATTTCATTGTATTCTTTTTAGTTTTGCTGCCACACTTCTTTTCCATATCAGCAATAGAAGTATATCCACCATGAGCATAACCACCTCTAGGATTTTTTATTTTCTTTTTCATATCGGCTTGCATGTTTTCTACCATAGTGCCGCCACCCATGTAACCGCCTCTTTTATACATACTTCTCTCCTGATTAAAAATAGAAGGTCTAGATGCCTCAAAAGAACTCACAGCATTCCACATAGTAGGTTTAGGCGCTGCTTGTAAAGTTTCTAGTTTATTTTTTAATTCTCTAAAAACACTCATTAATCTTGCTCCATGCTAAAAGTTTTAGAAGTTTCTCTAGCTATTTCTAATTCACTCTTATTACCAAAAATAAGATCATAATTTTCCTGATACTTATCCTTATCAAAACCCTTACGAAAACGACTATCCTTAGATACAATCGCTTTCCTAAACATTACAGGCTTTTCATTATTACCTATCTGTGGCATACTAAAATCCTTTGTATAAAAAGATTGGGGGGCTTTTACACCCCCCGTTCTTATTAGTCGATTCCGTAGAAAGCTGAAACCAGAGCATCTGGTCGCAACACTTTGGCACCGTATACGTGAAGACCACGCACGATATCACCAAAGCTATCCGGGTCACGAATTACTTCAGTGCTGGTAATCGTCTGAGCCGTAGCTGTAGAAGACATATGACCAGCAAGACATTGACCTGCAGCGTTAGAAGTTGCAGCAATGTTGTTAGTTTTGTACATGTCAAAACCACGAAGCTTACCAGAGCTTACCAAGCCATTACGGATGGAACCCTGACCAGCGTTGTAGTCAACTGACAAGAGCTTAGAAGAACTTTGTACAAGTACTTCATAAAACTCTGGATTAGCCAAGAACCAACGACCTTCTTCAGGAACATTAGCTTCGTCAAGAAGACGAGCCATGTGAGAAAGAACGTCAATAGGGTCATGCTCGCCTGAAGCGAAACCAATGTCCAAGTTACCAGTACCGTCAAAAGTACCGCCAGCAAGGTCAGTTGCGCTATCAGAACCAAGGATGTGGTTCGGGCTTGCAGCAGAAACACCAGCGATCATGGTAGCAATTACGCCTTCGTCAAAAGCATCACGCAAAGCGTAAGCTGCAGAAGAAGTTGCTACATCGCGGAAGTTTACGTGCGACATGTTTGTTTCAATATCATCAACGATGAACTTGAATGCGTTAGCAGTATCAACAACAAGACTAACTTCTTGGTCGGTCAAAGCTGTTTTAGTGATATCTGCACCACGCTCATACTGATAAACAGTAATGACAGGTTCTTTGATGATTCGTACAGTGTCACCGAAGCCAGAAATATCACCAGCGTAATCGGTATTCGTAATAGCTTCTGCTACTGACGACTTCCGAAAGAAGTTGAGTACCTGCTTGGAATATACTTTGGGCAGGAAAAACGAGTTAGTTTGTCCTGATACTGAATTACCAAAGTTACCGTTGGTGTCTGTACTTTGCTCAAATAGAGCGTCTGATTGGTTATAAGCCATATTATATTACTCCTAAGTAGAAAAGATTATCCTCTACGAACCCTTCCCTCTTCCATGGCAAGTTTGATTTCATCTTCAACCCTGTCAAATTGGTCTAGGGACATTTTCGCAATTTCACTTTCTGTCCAGATCTTAGCTTCCTTAGCATCTACATTGGTTGTTTTGGTAGATACCATATCTGCTGCAGAACCTGTCTGCTGACGAGCTGAACGTCTTTTTCGAGTACTTTGTCCTTTACCAGTTTCTAACTTATAAAGATCTAACGCTTTAACAGCTAAAGTAACATTATTAGGATTATTATAAATCCAGTCTTGTATTTGTTCAGGTTGTTCTGAAGCCCACTCATGAAAGCTATCGTCTCCTCTGATATCATCAAAGTCAGGATGTCTTTCTTTAAGAGCCGTTTCAGCTTCACGCGCTTCAATCTCTGCTTCTCGTTGTTCAATAACAGAAAGCTTAGACCGTAGTGCTTCTACTTCTTGCTGACTCCTCATATGAGCCACAGTTTCTACTGTGTCATACAGATCAGGGTATTCTTCTCTAAAACGATCTAAGTCCTCTTGAGACTTAGGAGCTTGGTACTGGGGTTCGGCTTCTCTAGCTTGCTCCCTTAGTTCTTGCTCTGTTCGTTTAAATTCAGAAAGCTTCTGATCATAATGTTTCTTTAAATCGTCATAACGCTTTTTATAGTTAGTGTTTGGTTCATCCTTAGTAGAAGGGGCCTTTTTGCGGGTAGCCTTCTGCTGTTGAGGTTCTTCATCTTCTTCCGGGTAATACAAGCTTTCTGCAGCACTTAAAGATTTTTTCCTTTCTTGTGTGTGCCAAGGTTTACGTGCATTATACGGATTTGAGACTTCTTCCTCTTCGTATGCCTGTTCGGACATCGTTACTCTCCTTTTCTACGGGGCTTGTTTCTTGCAAGGTAGCCAATTTCAAACGTCTTTAAAATCTGGGGCTTGATACTACAAGGTAGCCGTACTATTTATCGCCTAAGGCTAGGAACCTGATTAGACATTAACATAGACTTATTAACTTCGTCATCTGTTGATCTAAGCTGGCCCATAGCTTCAAGCTCCTCTTCGGGGTCTTTAGGCATTCCTAAAAGACCTCCTAGTTGGAAACCTCCACGGGCTTCCCCACCATCTGCCATTCGTTCTGCATCATCCATCATCATCTGAAGATTATCTGCACCGATTTGGTCAGTGGCTTTTCTGGTAATAACAAACTCTCCATCGCTTAATCGCGCAGGGATTGAGTCTGATACACCTGTTCCGGGGCCTTCTACCTCTCCAGCCCCAGAAAACTCTGATGCAGTCGTTACGACCTTATCAAAGATTTCACTAAGCTTTGGATCTGATTCCAAAGCCCCTATTAAGTATTCTTGTTCTGTTGTATCTAAAGATTCATCGAGTACAAAGTCCATGTACTTTTCTTCCATTTGTTCATCTGGAAGCTGAGATTCTGCTGCGTTTGCTTGTTCTTCTGGTGTATAAGTATCTTCAGGTGCAACAAGCATTGAACCTTCTGCTTTTTTAATTCTTCCAAAAATAACCTGTCTTATTTCTTTTTGATCTTGAGGCGAAACAGTTTGTTGAATAGCTTGCATAACTGTTGGTTTATCAGCCCCTTTAAGAAACATAATAGAGTCTTGTTGGCTCTTTGATGTAGGATCTTGAGCATCTGTAACTTTATTTATGATGATGGCTTTCTCAGCTTCTTTTGCTTTACCTTCACCGCCCAACATAGATCCTTCTGCTTTTTTAATTCTTGGTCCTAATTTAGGAATAAAATCTTCAAAAGCTGCATAGTCATCTTCTGATAGACTATCTGTAAACTTTCTCAAGTCTTTTGCACTTAATGAATTCATGTAGTCTTCAATATCATCAATGTCATCAAAGTACTGAAGATTTCCTGCTACATCTTCAGGGGTCATTCCTTCAATAGCAGCCGTGTTGTATTCCATCATTTCAGATTCAAAATCATCAGCAGCGCCTAACTTAGCTCTAGATTTTGCAGGAAGAACTTCTAATACTTTATTGAATTGATCATCAGATAATTCATCTAACATATAAGGGTTAGATTCAACTTCCTGCATAATTATTCTTTGTTGTTCTTCACCTTTGATAGTTTTATCTTTTAATTTTTTAGCAACTTCAGGAGCTTCTTTAGCTAACTTAACAGCCATAAAGTCTGCTACTTCGCTGATAATTTTACCACCCAAACCTTTTTTTTCACGCCCTTTAGATTTTTTTTCTTTAGTATTATAAGATCTGCCTTCAAACTCAAAGAAAGAGGCTCCTGCTTTTTTAGCTTCTCTTT